CCGTGAGCGCAGCAAGCGTTCGGCTTGCGGGGAAAAATTCGGTTAGTGATTTAGCTGCGGCGATGATGTTGCTTGACACCATTCGCGGTTCCATTGGGGTGACGGTCAACGTGTCGCGCTTTAGCGGCCATTGAGTAATCTCTCCGCCGCGCTGTCGCATCGTTTTGCCGCGCACTGCCTCACTGGAATTGCCAACAAAACCCGCGTCGATCATTTCGACAAGCAAATCAACGTACTTTGCGCGACGATTCAAGACGCGCTCAACGAAAATCCCGGTGTCGTCTGTCTTGGCTGTTTTCCAATCGACGAATCCGAGCACTTGTGAATCATCCATGCCCGTCGAATCAGGGTCTAGACCGTGCTCAAAATCGACATAAAGCATGCCTAAATCGGTGTAGCCACTCTCGAAACGGGTGTTTTTAGTGAAAAACTCGCCCGCAAGGTCTTTGCCACCGAATAGAACGATGTAGTTGCCGACAACAATGTCGTTTTGCGACTTTGACAGGGCTTTTAAGTGGTTGCTCATAGCTCCCCTTCGGGCGTAAAAAAACCCGCACAGAGCGGGTTTATGGTGTTGTTTTGGCGCTTTTTCACGGGTTGTTTACCGGGCTTGCGGGAGTCGCGCCCATTAAACGAGCCGGCAACTTCGCAGATTCGCCGCCCATTGGGTCTAAATCCTCGATCATGCGGATTTCGTCTTGTGTCATCCATGCCGGTGAACCACCAGAGCCGAGCGCCTTAGCGAAATACTCTGATCGGTCTTTTGCTTGCGCGCGCATAAGGCCGTTCGCGTTGAATTTCCAGTAGTAGCCGCTTTTCCGCTCCGCTTCGGTCAATAAATTGACGTCTGCGGACTCTTGAATGCGCGTGTACCAAGGGTCTTTCGTTTGCGCGCGGTCAGCGGTAAACATTGCCTCCGCGCTGGCGTAGGTGCTTGTTTTGTCGCCGCTGTAACCGATAACCAGAGGGATAACACCGAAAAACCGGCATACTTCCTCTATCTGGTGATCACGCGTCTCTAAATGCTGCGCGTCAATTCCCGACATAGAGGTCGATACCCATTTCGCATTGCGATCTAGCACCATCGGAGCGCCGGACATATCCGCTCCCGCTTGTTTTTTGAGCCAATTCACTAAGGCTTCGTGCGACGCTTTGTCGAGCGTGCCGTCAACGGAGTAAACGCCGGATGTTCGGATTCCGTTTGAGTGCAAACTAGCGTGCGAATCTTCCAGCGCGACCGACAATCCGAGCGCTTCACGGACAATACTTAGCGTGTCAACGCCTAGGAAACCGTCCCACGATAGGCCGCGAACGTGCCATATTAGGTTTGACGGAATCTCTTTCTTTACGCCGTCGCCGCCGCGCACGTTGTAAACGATGCTCCAGTCGTCTTTCTGTTCAGCAGTTACGCGCGACGGGTCGAGAATGATTAGTTCAGCGATCTGCCCGCGATAGAAGTTCTTGAAAACGTAGGCGTTGCCCATACAGGCATGAAGCGCAAGCGTTTCACGGAATTCGTAGGACGTTTGCCAGCCGTTCGGCTTGACCGTCAACACATCGTAGAGCGGATGCTCACGCGCGACACGTTTACGCTGTAGCCCGCCCTCGTCATAGTCTTGCATGAGCTTAAACGGCACCTGCGCGACGCCCGTAGCGATGTGCCGCATACAAGCGAGCGCCGCAGATACCCTAAACGCGGTGTTTAAGTTGACCGCCGGGCCTGCTTTCGACTTCACGCCGCCGTTAATAAGCTCTATCCACTTGTCATAGATGTTGCTGCCTACCGACTTACGCTCAAACGAGCGCGACAAGACGCCCATTATTTAGCGCCTCGCGCAACCAAAAGACCGGCCACAATTGAAAAAACACCCGCGCAAACGTACCCCGCCGGTGCAAATACTTGCCACGCACCATAGCTAACGCTGCCAGCGCCCGCAAGCATCAGAAGGTCAGGAAGCCACGATAGCGCGGCCTGTGCGTGTGTTTTCAAGTAGTTTCCCAGAAGCTTTTTTCAGTTGGTTCGGTGACGATAGAAACGCCGACTGCCATTAGCAGAGCTACCATGTCGTCAATCTTGTCCGCTGCCCGTTTTTTGTCGGGAGCGCTATTTAGGTTTGAATCTTTGCGCGCCACCATATTGGAAGCACACCAGTTCAGCACGGGGTCATTGCCGTGAGCAAACTTGCCGCTTTCGTATGCCCGTTCAAGCGCCTGCATTGCCGGGTGATAACTCTTCGGCCCTTGGATGAATTGCTCCATAGGCACATCAGCCGCCACCAACTTTTGCACAAGCTGTTGAGCGTTCCAAGTGTCGTAACCAATCATCTGCAGGTCGTAGTCACGTTTGACTTCTAGAATTTTTTGCTCAACCGTGTCGTAATCGGTGACTCTGTCGCCAGCCTGTATCAAGTGCCCGGAAGTTACCCACGCCTGATAGGGCACAAGGCCGCGTTCCGTGCGCATAGCGACTGCATTTGCAGGGACAAATCGCCATCCGTGCGTGTACATCACACCGTCAACGTCCCACACCAGCCGGAACGACGTTAAATCCATCGTACTGGCTAGGTCGAGACCGCCCCAGCATGGGTAGTTTTTCAAGTAACTAAGGTCTACCGCGCCCTTGCATTGCTGCCATTTGAGGACGTTCACCCACCCACCAGCCGCCGCGCTTGGCCGGTTCAGCCGCTTAATCTTGAATTCAGCGTGACGACCGGGCATTGACTTTGCCTCAATCGCCTCTTTGCGCAACTCCGTCATTAGGATCGGGTTGCACTCCATCAGTGGATTCGCTTTGATCCACGATGCTTCGTCAAAGTCGCCGTCCTCGTCATCCACTGCGTAGTAGACAGCGAGGAAGTGATCGGCCTCGACAACACCCTGCAGCACTTGTTTTGCAAAGTGTCTTAACTCAGGCCACGGGCCGGGGCTTTCGTACCCTTCGGTAGTGGCAAACAAAAACAACGGGTTTCGCCTTGCGCCCGCCGCGCTTCGCAGCACGTTTAGTAAATCGTGCGTCTTGTGCGCGTGTATCTCGTCAAGAATCACCATTGACGGGTTTAGACCGTCTTGAGATGACGCTTTTGCGTTGATCGGCTTGAAAGTCCCGCCATTCCCATAGCTAGCGATTGCGTTTGCGAATGGCTCCATGTGGAACGCTTCGCGCAACGCTGGCGTTTTTTCAACCATCCGCTTGGCGACATTAAAAACAATTCGCGCCTGCTGTCCGGTCGTCGCGCCGGTAATGATCTGAGGCCCTTCTTCATCCTCGCAGGCTTGGCAATACAACCCGATTGCGCCAGCAACCGTGCTCTTAGCGTTTTTCCGCGCGATAGCCTTTAGAGCCTGCGTAAACCTACGCGTGCCGTCTTGCTTTCTAAACCCGAATAGATTGACGATGAAAAATACGTCCGATTCGTGCAGTACGATGGTCGGCGTTTCCCACTTGCCCTCGACGTGCGGGAGCTTTTCGATAAAGTCGCACGGATCGTGCGCGTTCCACTCGTCAAAATAGAACGGTGCGTCTTTCTTTTTTGCCCGTTCTAAGTCATCTAGAAACCGTTGCGCCGCTAACCGTATCCACACACCAAAAGTGGCGCTGTTTTTTTTGTTCGCCGCGCGCCTAGCGTAGGCCGTCGCTATCTCAACGTAGTTACGCTGTGCGTTTTCCGTTGGATGCGAAGGGGTTTCCGGTTTCTTTTTCGCCAATTGGCTTAACTTTTCCTTGCGCAACAGGCGTTAGCCCGAAGTCGTTTATTAGGTTTCTGTATGACGCCAGCATCGAGGCATTCGGCGCTTCACCAGCCGCCCACAACTGAACTAACTTTCCATGCAGCGCGCACAACGTACCAAGAGCAGAAACACCGCCCTCAGTAAGAAGCCGTGCGTTTGTAAGAATCGGTGCGAGGCGGTTCCACTCTTTGACAGAGTGAGCGTTAGGCAACCAATCCGGCGCGTCCGGGCATGACTTGACCAAAGCAAGCTCTGTAACCTTAATTGCGCGAGGAAAAGTTAAGCCAATTGGCGAAAAAGAAACCGGAAACCCCTTCGCATCCAACGGAAAACGCACAGCGGAACTACGTTGAGATAGCGACGGCCTACGCTAGGCGCGCAGCGAACAAAAAAAAC